GGTGCAATCCTGCATGCTGACAATGGATCCTCGGGAAGTCGATCAAGTGCGTGGCATCTCAGCGTTTGCTCCCGCCATCCGCGATCTCATTTCCCTCAAGGATCTGGGCGACGACATCCAATCCGCATCCAGAATGGCTGCAAAGATTGGGCTGATGGTCACCAACCAGCAGGGCATGGCGGACGCCTCGGACGCGTACAATGCGCTGACCGAAACGAATACGCCTCAATGCACGCCGGGGCTTCGCATCACGCCGATGGCGGGCGGGCGCATCGAATACCTACAAGCCAACGCTGGCGAATCCATCGAGCAGATTGACGCCAAAATTCCTACCGAGGCGCAGGACCGGCTACAGGAGCGACTGATTCGCAACGCACTGCTGGCCGCACAATGGCCGCCTGAGTTCGGCTGGGACATGAGCAAACTGGGTGGTGCTTCTGCTCGGATCGTGTTGGAGCAGGTCAACCGTATCACCTCGGAGCGTCATGCTTACTTGGCCGCGTTCTGCAAGCGGCGTTGCGCGTTTGCCGTGGCACGCTTTGTAGAGATGGGCATTCTGCCGGAATACCGCGGCGCTGACCGTGACCGCGGCGGCGCGTACCAATTCCGTTTCACCGAGCCCGCCCGTTTGACGGCTGACAGCGGATACGCCAGTCGCGATGCCATCGAAGCCTACCGTGCCGGGATGCGATCCATGACCGACATCCTCGCCAGCGGCTCCAAGACTCTCGAGGAGCACTTGGACGAGGTAGAGCGCGAGGAACTGGAAATCAAAAAGCGCGTCGAACGCTCTGGCCTGACCCGCGATGTGTTCGGCCTGCTCACCCCCAATGGCAACCCGCCAACCGTGCCAACCGAATGAAATTTCAACGAGTCATCGAACAAGTTTTCTACCGTCCCTGGCTCATCACACCGGGGGGCTACGCAGCCGTTCGCAAGCTCGTGGAGGCGCGGCTGGTGCGCGCCAACGGGGACGAGTACGAAGGCATGATGGGGATGAAGTCCCAGCGCGAACCGATGGAGATCGACGGGCAGGGCATTGCGCACATCTGCATCGAGGGCACACTCGCCAAAGGCATCAGTCCGATCGAAGCCTGCTGCGGCGTCTGGGATTACGAGTGGGTCGCCGAGGATCTCGAAGCCGCCATGGAAGCCAACGTGCGCGGCGTGCTCCTCGAAATCAATTCCCCCGGCGGCAACTGCACCGGGTGCTCGGAAGTGGTGGATCTAATTCAATCTTTGGAAGTCCCAATCGTGGCCTACTCCGATGACACCGCGTGTTCAGCCGCGTACAACATCGCCGTGAGTTGCGACAAAGTCTTTGGCTCCGTTGGCTCAACCTGGGGCTCAATCGGAACCATCATTCCTTGGCTGGACCAGTCCGCCGCGTACGAGGCCGAAGGGCTCCGCTGGGACCCAATTACTTCGGGTCCGCTTAAAGGCGCAGGCATGGGACCGTCTTTGACGCCAGCGCAGCGCGCCAGCCTGCAGCAGCTGGTGGACGACAGCTTTGCTCAGTTTCGCGACAACGTGCTCCGCAACCGGCGCGTGGCCGATGAGTACATGACCGGCGCAGCTTATTTGGCGCCTCGAGCCAAGGCCGCAAATTTGATTGATGGAATAGGTTCCGAAGACGTTGCGTACGCTGCGCTTTTGGCTATGATCTGACCGTTCATTTGTTCATTGGGTTCATGTGGCCCGCTCCGGTTTGATGCCCGGAGCGGGCTTTTCCTTGTCCCGAAACTCTTGGTTGTATGGAGTCTCCTGCAACCCTCACCGATGCGCTGGCCGCGCTATCTGCCGCGCAGGCGGATTTGGCCGCGCTTAACGCACTCACCGCGGAACATTCCGCGATGGTGGCTCAATTCGACGCGCTCAAACTTAAGGCCGCAGACCTCTCTGCCGCTCTGGACGTTGCGCAGGCTGAAAAGCTGGAACTGGCAAAGGCGCTGGACGCCGTGAAAGCCACCGAAGCTGACGCCGCCGCGAAAGCCAACGCCATCGTGGCCAACTTGGGCGTGGCTCCCGTGGCCATCCAGTCCGAACAAATTTCCGCGCCAAAGACCCGCAGCGAACTTTGGGCGCACTACATGACTCTTGGCTTTGTCGAGCGTAATGAGTTTTACGCCGCAAACCGGAAAGCAATGCAGCTCTAACCTTCACCTACTTAAATCAATATGGCCCTCAATGGCGTTTTCCTCGCACAGATCGCGCAGCAGTCGCTGCCGTTTCTCACCAATGCTTTCGCTCCCCTGCGTGGCATCACGACCGACTTTTCCACCGACGTTGCGTCTGCTGGCAGCTCGGTGACTACCCGATTTGCAACGGTGCCATCCGTTGTCAGCATTTCTAGCGTTGGCTACGTGCCCGTTGCCGGTGACACGACCTCCAAAACGATCACGCTGGACCAGCATCGCGGCGTGACCCTCGGGTTCACCGACATCGAAGTGCTTCAGTCCTCCATCAATTTCGAGCGTCTCTTTTTGGCGCCGATGCTGCAGGCTTTGGGCGCTGACATGTTTGGCCAACTCTGGAACTTGGTAACTTCCGGAAATTTTGCTCAGTCGATTACTTCGACCGCGGCCAACTTTGACCGCTCCGATTTGATCGATTTGAGCACCACGCTCACCGGCACGCTCAAGGCTCCGAAGATCGGCCGCAGCTTCATCTGCAACCCTGATTTCTACGGCGCTCTGCTCAAGACCCTGAATAGTGCCGAAATCCCCGGCATCACGCCTGATAAGGCCGACGGCATCGTCCCTCGCGTGTCTGGCTTGGACGTGTACCAGTCTGATCTGTGCGACAACAACAGCGCCAACCTAGGCGCGTTTGCTTGCCACAGTTCCGCGCTGATCATGGCCGCTCGCCGCGTCAACCCTGAAGCCGCGTTGCAGGACTCGATTCAGATTGCCGAAGTGGTTGTGCCGGACCTTGGCCTGCCGATCACCTACCGCATGTTCTATGATCGCGCCTTGGGCAAGACCTGCATCAACGTCTCCTGCATCTGGGGCGTGAGTGTCGGGACTGCAATGGGCGTCCGCGTCGTCACCGCTTAATCCTCCCAACTAGTAGAGGCTCCGCTCTTTACGGGGCGGAGCCTTTGCTTCATCCGAATATCACGATGAAAGTTTCACTTGTTCTCGAAGACGCCGGGTGCGGCCCGCGTGTCATTTATACCTCGACCAACCCGGAAGAGGCGCGCCGGTTTTACAAGGATCACAACACTCCGGGCAAAATCGAGTTGGTGATCAATCCGCGCGCGGATTTGTTCCGCACAATCAAGCCCGCGCCGGTTGTGGAAGTCGAAGCACCGAAGCCAGTTAAACGCTCGAAAGAACCGTTGCTCTGATGTCGGAATGGAAAGACATAACTGCGGCAGCCATGAACACGGCGCTCGGCTACATGCAAGCCGACAGCGTGACATACCAGGGCGTGACCGCTGACTGTGTGGCTTCCGAAAAGGTCTCCGACATCCTCGCCGCTGGTGGTTACGAAGAGCATTTTGCTGGTTTCGTGCGCGTGGCAAAGGACGGTTTTCCGGTACCTGTTAAAGGGCTGAAACTGAGCGTAAACGGAACCGAGCGCCGCATCACAAGCTGGGACGAGGATCCGATCAGCTGGAAAATCTATCTGGAGGATGTAACCAGATGATTGACGGCGTTTTCTCAGCAGCGGTGCAGGATGCTTTGGCGCTGGCGCTCCCGGGCGTTTACATCGGCGAGCCGCAGGACGACCAGCCCATTCCGGGCAAGTCCGTGTTGATGGAGTTGCAAAGCGACATCGTCGTGGGCAGTCCGCTCCAACGCGGCACGCTGACGCTTAACGTGGTTTCTCAGGCCGATGATTTCAGCAAGGCCGACCAGGCTGAATTTACTGCTGCAGTTGACGCTGCAATGCGATCGCTCGTGCTCGATTCTGGCGCCGTGCAGCTTTACGGCGTGGTCGCACAATCTACCGACAACCTCCGCGAGGAACGCCACTGGCGAACCTCCATGCCCTACATCGTGGGCTTCGGCCCAAAACCATAAAATACTATGCCCGTCTCATTTGGAGCAGTCACATTTGGAGTCACGCCACCTAGCGGCTACTTGCAAGAGTCCACTGAAGAAACCGTGGTTGAACTTGCCACAATCCGTGATGCAGACGGGCAAACGGTTGTTTCTCAAGCAAAGCCGCGCAGCACTACGACAACCACGGTTAAAACAAAAGGAGAGGCAAACTTGCTTGCAGTGCCTGAAGGAAGTTTTAGCGGTGCAAAATTAACCAATTCAAAGGTCTCTCAGACTAACGACGATTTCTCGACCGCTGAAGCAACCTACACGCTCTTCCAATAATTATGGCAACCTTCGGCATTTCTTTGCTGGTTCCCGCTGGCTCAATCATCGAATCGCTCGACGTGGAAATGAAGGGCGAATTTAAGCAGCTAATCAACTCCGAGGGGCAGCACTCTGAAGCCAGGACGTATGACACATCCTATACGGTAAGTGTTAAAGGCAAGGGAGACACGGCTCCATATGGTGCTGGAGACCTGACGCCAAGCATCACTGGAGTTTCTGGAAAAGGGATTTGGACAAACGTTTCAGTTGATTCCAAGAACGACGACTTCCGTGGATGGAGTGCCACCGCGACCGTTTACAAGAACGCACTCTAATAATAACAAATTATGCGCCTCCGATTACTTGAGGACCACGAAGCCCCGGGCAAAAGCTTCAACACTGACATCATCGCCGCCTGGCTCACAAGCGGCGGTGCACTCATCGAACGTGGTGGCTTTCAGCACTTCGTCGATGAGACCGGCAAGCCGCATGTGCGGTGGATTGTGAATTGCGACGTGCTTGCCAAAGTCGATGGAGAACTGATTGACTTTGACGAGTTTCGCAAACGGTTTGAAAACTTGAACTGGTGCAAGGCGCACCCCGACTCGGACATCTCGTGGATGCGGGCTTATCGCGACAACGCTCGCGATCTGAAACGGTTTGCACGGTCGTCCGCCGTTGGCATCAGCCGCAAAGACGGACGGTCATTCGGCGTGGTTTACCCCGACTCGCCAGAATGGCTCAAACAGGAATTCGCAGCCCGTTTCGCATGAACCCGTTTTTTCTTAAAAACACGATCATCGGGCCGCTGGAACTTCGCCCGTGGACGGTAACAACGCAATTTGCTATTGCCGAACTCGAGCTGGCAAAGCGTAGCGACCAAGAGCAAGTGATTGCGTGCGCGTGGCTGCAAAGCCGCGAACCCGAAGAAGTTGAACAGGCGATATCCGACAAGACCGCGCTAAAAGCCATTAAAGCCTTTACGCGGGCCTTCCCGCTGGCGTTGGCAAAGCCGGTGGCTGAATGGTGCAGAGCGCAGGCTGAAGCCGTTGAAGAGGGCCGCGTGGAAGTAATACCGCAACCGGGAGGGCGAACGGACCAACCAAAAAACTAACAGCGCCAGGCTGGGGTGAGTCATTCATCCTAGTGCTGGCGCAAGAAACCGGATGGACGCACGACTACATTCAA